TGACGGAATCAGAACGTTCTAGGGGCTTTTACCACAAGTTCAACGACGGTGCTTTGCTTCGTTCCGACAAGTCTGCAACTGCAGAGTTCGTATCAAAGCTAATAACAGCAACCGTTATCAGTCGAAATGAGGCTAGAAGCTACTTCGATATGAATCCGGTGGATGGTGGGGACGAGTACGAAAACCCTAACACTTCTTCACGTGAATCTAGCCAGTCTGACGACAGAGCTGAGGCAGCTATAGAATCACAGCTTCGTCACATGATTCGCGTCGAGTCAAAGCGTGTTTTGCAGCACGCAGACGACAAGAATTTTCTCACGTGGATGGAGAATTGGTATTGTGACTGGGAAAAAACGCTTGGTGACAAAATGGAGGAGCTTGGGCTCGATCGCGACTCATCCCAAACGCATTGCGAAGAATCTAAGAGACTTCTTTTGGAAGCAACGAATTCAAAGCCAGAAGACTTCCGAAAAACGCTAGAAAACTGTGTAGAATCTTGGGAAAACCGTGTTTTTTCTGTAAAAAACAACAAGGAACATGAACAATGCTTGCCGTAAATCAATCGACTGGAGAACTTTTTCTTTATGGTGCTGTTGGTGCATCCTGGTTTGAAGATTCCTTTACTTCGATGGAAGTTATTGAGGCTCTTGCGTCGATTGGAAAAAAACGTGCAATCGTTCGAATAAATTCTCCTGGTGGAGTCGCTGACGAAGGTATCGCAATCTACAACGCACTAAAACGACACAAGCCAGGTGTGGACACGCACGTTGATGCACTGGCCGCAAGTGCTGCAAGCGTTATAGCGTTAGCTGGAGAGACTCGGACGACATCGACAGGTGGTCGTTGGATGATTCACAGAGCGTTGACGGTCGATCTTGGAAATGCAACGCAGCTACGAAAGACTGCCGACACTCTAGAAACTTACGATCGTTCGCTTGTGGAGATTTATTCCGAATACATGCCAACCGAAACGAACGTGATGGCGTTGCTTGATGCGGAAACTTGGTACACAGGACCGGAAGCGGTTGCGGCAGGGCTATCGACTGCGACAGGTGGTGCAACGCAGGCTAAGGCAACGTTGGCTAGCTGGTTCAAGAATCCACCAGCATCTTTGGTTCAAACTGCAGTGCGCAAGGAGAGAGGGCCATACGTTCGAGCCAAATGCTTGACTTAGTAAAACACTTAGCTTAGTATTTGTTGAATTGGGAGAAATCCCGCAAAAATTTAATCGACTCAGTTATCTGATTGCAACTCGTTAGCGGCAGTGGATGGCAGGCGTCGAACGTTACTTTATGTTTCGTTCCACGCTGGCATCACCAGCCGCTATTTTCGTTTGGTATGCCAGCAATTTGCAAAGGCAAACCAGATGAATTTGAAAAAACTGATCGCTGCAAAGCGTGCCGAAATCTCGAACCTTGTTGCAGAAGTCGAAGCAATCGACAACATCACAACTAAGGAAAACCGAGTTGAGACAGCCGAAGAAAAGGCACGTCTAGAAGCAATCACAGCCAAGGGCGGGTTGCTTGACCAGCTTGGCGAAGAAGTTTCCACAATGGAACAGCGTCTAGCAGTTCTAGACCGTGCGACAGCTCGTATGTCTCCAAGACTCGATGAGCATATCGAAAACTCTCACCACGGTTTTAGCGAACCAGAACGAGTTATTCGAGTGCCAGCAAGAGCACGCGGAGGAAACCGTCTGACAGCGTTCAAAGGTGTAAATGCTGAAGCAGACGCTTACGCATCTGGTCGGTTCTTGATGGCAACGATCGGAGGCGATCAAGCTTCTCGGCAATGGTGCCGCGAGCATGGTCTGATCACCAATGCAATGGGCGAAAACAACGACTTGCTCGGCGGTGTTTTGGTAATCCCGCAATTCGAATCGGCAATCGTTAATCTAAAAGAGTCATTTGGCGTATTTAGTCAATACGTTCGCAATGTTCCGATGACCTCTGACCAGTGGATCGGTCCTAGAAGACTCAGTGGATTGACTGCCTACGCAGTCACCGAAGCTCAGCAAATCACCGACTCCGATGCCACCATGAATCAGATTAGCTTGACCGCTAAGAAGTGGGGCACGCTGACACGAATCAGCAGCGAGCTAAGCGAAGATGCGATCATTGCTGTAGCTGACTTCCTCGCGAATGAAATTGCTTACGCACACGCGGTGAAAGAAGACCAAGCTGGTTTCCTAGGAGATGGCACGACAACCCACAACGGAATTGTTGGTGTTGCTAATGCGTTGCTTGCTGGTTCAGTTGCGACCGCAGCAGCTTCGCAAAACACAGCAGCCAGCTTGACAATTGCAGTCTTCCAAGACGCCGTTTCTAAGATTCCGCAATTCCCAGGTATCCAGCCACGTTGGTTTGTTCATAGTGCCGTTTACTGGAACGTCATGGCACGCTTACAGCTTGCAGCAGGTGGAAACAATGTTTCCGATCTCGGCAACGGTCCTGTAATGCAGTTCATGGGTTACCCAGTGACTTTTGCACAATGCTTGCCAGCAACAGTCGGAGCCTCAACGAAGTTCGCTTACTTTGGTGACCTGTCTATGGCAGCAACCAAGGGCAATCGTCGAGGAGTGACAATAGCAGCGGACTCTTCTCGATACTTCGAATTCGATCAAACTGCTATTAGATCGACTTTACGATACGACATAGCTGTACATGAACGTGGAACGGCTTCCGTCGCTGGTCCAATGGTGTCGCTCGTTTCTGCTTCCTAATTGGTAGCGGTTCAATTCTTTTGAAAAACAAAAAATAGGAAACAAAACATGAATTTGATGCAACAGGCTAAATACGTCAGGGCGATCAGCCCTGCGGCAATTATAAACAACGCAAGTGCTGCGCAAGTCGTGATTGACGCAAGAGACTTCGATTACTGCACGATTGTCGTGCAGCTCGGAGCAACTGACATTGCTTTGACAGCACTGAAGGTCGAGTCTTCAACGACAAGCGGTGGTGTTTACGCAGATATCACTGGAGCGACTTTTGCCGGTGGAACTTCACCAGACGGAACTACGCTTGCTTTGCCATCTGCGACTGATGACAGCCAGACATGCGTTTTTCAAATCGACATGCGAGGGAAGAATCCGTTTCTTCGAGTGGTTGCGACGTTCGGTAGCGGTTCGACAGGTGGATTCATTGCTGCGGTTGCAATCTTGACGAAAGCACACCTCTCTCCAGCAACATCCGCAACGATGGCGGATGGCGACGTTTGCCGAGTCCTCTAATGGATTTGGTTTTACTGCAAATGTGGAATGGCCTGCCAGTCGGTTTTCGGCTGGTAGGCGTCCAGGCAGGGCAAGCGGAAATCATGATTCAACGCGGAATCGCGTCAGAATCAACTGATGATCGAGAACAGAAACAGCGTCAGAAACCGCGAAAGCAAAAGTGAACAACTACCGTCCTACCTTGCTGACTGGTCCAACTATAGAGCCAGTACTTTTAGATCAAGTGAAAGAATGCGTGGAAATCGCACTTGGCGATCCGTCGCACGATTCTCATTTACTTGATCTAATCTCGCAAGCTAGGCAAGAAGTTGAGAGCGATTGCGACATTGCTATATGTCCACAAACGTGGGAGCTAAAAACCGATGCGATGATAGACGGCTTGCAGCTTCACAAGTCACCAGTTCAGTCGATAACATCGATCGAGTATTACGACACCAACGGATTGCTGACAACTCTTCCAACTACGATTTACGGTTTGGATGTTGCGAACAGGAAAATACAACTTAAATACAATGAGCTTTGGCCTGTCGCCCAGGCACGTTGGGACGCTTGGAGGATAGTTTACGTTTGCGGCTACAGCAACGTTCCTGCAATTGTGCAAAAAGCTGTTTTGCTCTTGGTGGAAAATTACTTTCTGGCTCGCGACCCTCACAAAGAGTCTGAATTTCGTTCCTACGGTCGTTTGATTAGTAAACTGCAACGGAGTACATATCCGTGAGCAACGCAGCGAACAAACGGCACAGAATAGACTTCGAAACACCCGTAGAGACGCAGGACGCAACAGGAGAATCTCGAATCGAATGGACTAACTTTCGGTGTGGTGAGCCTGCGGAGTTTACGTCGTTGAGTGGTATTGAAACGATTCGCGGAAGACAGCTTGAAGCACAGACGAAAGCGATATTCAAAGTCAACAGCCGGGAAGGCTACACGACCAAGATGCGGATCCTATTCGAAGGACGTATTTACGGAATTACGCACATCAACCCAATTGGTGTTATGCGGCGAGAACTAGAAATACTGGTGACCACAACAGCATGACACTAGAAATACAAATCAATTTTGACGAAGCACAGATTCAGAAGCTTTTGAAAATTCCTCTATTGATGAGGATTGGACCAGCGGAAAGAGTCTTGAAGGCAATGGCAAAGCCAGTGATAGAACGAGCCAAGTCTATTGCACCAAGCTCCAGACGAAGCGGAACGAGAAAGAAGTGGAGTAAGAAATACAAAGACAACGCTGCTTACCAAGAGGACTCAGGCAAGTACATCGGCATGAAGTTCATCAAAACCGAACGCGGTGGATTGATGATCGTCGGAGGTAAGTATCCACGAGCCAACAAACAGAACTACGAAGCAGGCGACAAGCGAAAAATAGTCTACTGGGGGAAAAAGACGAGCAAGGTTAAACGAATTAACCCCAGCGAAAGATTCATGCAAAAAGCCTTTGACGAGACTAGAACACAACAAATCACAGCAGGCAACGAACAGCTCGCGAAAGAAATAAAGGAACTTGGCAATGGCTAAGAATTTACGAATT